GCCTTGGATAGGATCTGGATATTCTGGACAATAGTGGTGCGATCGTGGGAATGAACCCCTGAGAACATCGCCGGTTGATAATCTATTACAACCAGCGCGCACTCGGAAGGTTTCAACAGGCTATGTATGTTGTTGAGTTCCATTATGAATTCTCCTTCCTGTAATTAATCCAGCTTTGCTTCACTTTGTTGACCAATTGTATCATGAACGTCCGGCGTTTTTACACATCAAAAACGTGTCATCTCGTCATCATGTTGTTGCCAGCTCTTCGGTTATTTCCTCATTATAACACCCGGCCGACTGCGACCCCGGTTCGGACGGCACTATACTGCCTTGACAACCGCGGACAGCTTATGCTAGTGATAGGCACGTTTTGAACGTGATCCATTCCTTCGCAGCCAGGAGCCAAACAATAACAAGTCTGATACTCCGAAATGAGTTCAGACTTGTTTTGTCTATATCAAAAGCGGGAATAACTCAGTGGTAGAGTGTCAGCTTCCCAAGCTGAAGGTCGCGAGTTCGAATCTCGTTTCCCGCTCCAATAAAAACAATAGGTTACGGCTTAAATGCTGTAACCTATTTTTGTATCTGCTCAAAATGTAACCTCTGGTGTAACCTTTGGAGAGGTGGCAAGAGGTGAAATTATATGAATAAATATGACATAAATATATAATTCAATAATCAATATATATGAAATATGTTGACAGGGAGTGACGATACATGATACGACTGGTTCGCAATCAATAAACAGTTGCCAAACAGCGGCCAAAGGAGAATTATAATGACAATTATCGAAATTGACGAACTCTGCAAAGAATTACATGACACCTCTAAACAACGTGTAGAAGAAATTTTGACAACAATTAAAAACAAGCTTTCTTTAATACCAAAAGACCCCGCAGAATGGAATGATTTACCAGACGACGCAGGTAATTATGAAAATCAACAGTATGTTACTACGGCACTTAATAGAATTGAGATTATCGGGGCATTGAATAACAATGAAGAATTAAGAAGAGGGGAAAATCAGAAACAATACCAATTGATAGATGATTTGAGACTGGCATTGACCCAAATTTTTGATAAAAGTAGTCTTAAGGTTCCAAAAATAAAATTAACCTAATTGCTTGAAAATATCGGCTTCCATATTTGCCGCCAGACAGCCGATCTCAGGCCGAGCCATGCTATCCCCTGTCCACAAACAAGAAAAGGCCGCTCTCCTGAAGGGGAACGGCCTGTTTATCATCTACAGCATGAGTTCTAATTCAAGCCGCCTCCGGTGAGTTTCAAAATGATAGGTTTCTTCATCCTTTGAGGTTTCAAGTTCATTTTGCTTTTGCAGCATGGAACGAACAGCGCAAGAGGTGGAAACGTAAGCCGGATACGTTACCGGCGAAACGTCAAACAATCTTTCAACTTTGACAATAGTACGCAACCATGTTCCATCAGGTTCTTTGCGCCATACGTCGCCGCCTTCTGCTACGGAAAAACCGAATGAACAGTTTGTAACATCTCCACGACTCATTGAACGTGATAAATCTTTTACATAAGAAATTTCCATATCAGGGTCAATTTCAAACTTCAAGCCGTGTTCATCCTCAAACAGTCGTAAAGTTCCGGCAGTATTTCTACCAAGAATTTTATCGGCGTTATGATTGAATAGCGCCCTACAATCTGACGTTTTCAGAGCTTCGGCAAAACAGCCATTAGCAAGCACTTCACGAAAGCCGCCAAGGTCTTCAGATAGTGAATTGAAATTTGCGGCGTACCCTTCCATTGTAGGGGTCTTATTTCCTACAGTAGAATCCTTCACCCTCATTTCTACAGTATGCGTTCGGCGTTCTATTTCATCAGTTTTTTCGATTTCAGGTTTCATATAACCTCCGATTGTAATAATTCAGGATGTTTTTTAAGGTGCTGTTTTTCAGCCGGGGTCAATAAATTAAGCCGCTGAAGATATGCCGCTTGTGATTCAAAGCATGGCGGGTCTGGAATGCTTGATTTAGACCATGGCGGGGAATTGTCTTTTGAAGGATACCATGATTTAGGAATGCCATTTTTAAAGCATGGTGAATATTCGTTATGTTTGCCGATACCTCCCAATCTTAGCCGGTTCTCTGTTGTATCAAATTCCCACCATTTTTCAGGACGTGAACAAGGGTGTTCTTCAATCCATTGTTCAAGAATACCGGCCTTGTAATTATCCCATAATTCTTTAACTCTTTTTATTGCTTTTGAGTGTATTGCATATTCAAGATTCAGCTCTTCAAAAGGATTGACGTGTTTTTCAGTCTTTCCGAATAAATACATCTCTTCAGCTCCGGTTAAGCCGGTATCTGTTCGACTTCTAGGAACGCGCTTTCTGTTAGTTGCCATTGTTGCTATCTCCCCGCCGGTCTTCCGGCTCTATCGTTTAAAGGTTCAAGGTCAAGATTCAATGATTTCATTGCTTGCATCATTGCCGATCTGCTGTCACGTTCGGTAACGGTCAAGGGGTGTGCTTTCATCTGGCCGAATCTATCAGCAACTTGCATTCCCTCTTTTTTAATTATCGCTTGTGCTTCTCTCATTCGGTCGAAAGCTTCCATTGCAGTTGACAGTATTAAAAGCCCCGCTTCATCTTCAATAGAATATTCATTCAAAAGCTTATTCCATAGGGCTTGACCTTCTTTCGATAGGTGTTTCGGTGGTTTCTTCGGCTTAATATTCAGGTTCATTTTCAACCTCCAAAATTTTATAAAGGAAAAACTTAGTTTCGCGCCTCCCAAGGGGGCCACTCGGTCTTGGTTGATTTTGCTTTTGACATTGAACCCGCCCTCCGGGGTCAAGCCTTGTGTGTGCTGTGCCTGAAGGTTGTCAACGTTCAATAATAGCAACAAGACGATTGAAGAAAAGGGCGGTTATTAAGCCGCCCTTTCATTGTTAAGTCATTAGTGAAGCATTCAATTAAGGTTTGATACCGATGATCTTGCAGAATGCTTTCGGCTGATAGACTGCCGTATCTGCTCGCATGGTTGCAAGAAATCCTACCTGCCCAGTGTCGGCAAAGCGCTCGTTAAGCACCTGTATATCCATTATGCTTCTGATACCAATCACAAGCGATTCAAACCCGCCCAGGATGATAGAGGAACAGACAGCGCCTGAAGCGCCTTGTACTTCGGTAACGGGCATTTTTGAACTGTCAATGAAGGTCATTGACTTGACAAGGTCAGGACGTTCAAGCGGTTTCCCGTCACCTGATTTTTCAAGTGAATAGCCGATCAATGTACGAGGTGACATAATAGCGGTTTTTGGTATGGGGCCATTGACGCTAATAATCTCCTTGATACCGTACAGGATATCGTCATAGCCGTTCAGGATGTGACCGTCAACACCGAGGGAATAAGTGTTAATGGTTGTGTGGTTTGCAATACCAAGAGGGCAACCAGCGCCCGAACCGGACAGGGCAGCGCTGTCAAGTTCAGCGCTCATTGCTGTTGCAATTGCATTCTGAATAACAGTTGAAGCATTCCCGGCATCCTGAAGCAGTTCACGGCTTACCTTAATCAAACAGGTTAGCTTGTGTGCTATGAAGTCAAGAGCGCCGATGTTCATATCAGTATCAGGAATAAGTGAACTTTCACCTGTCCAGCTTGCAACCGGATCTGAATCAACACGGCATACCCTGACTGTCTGTGCAGACATAGGCATGGTACGCGCTCCGGCCTGAATACAAACGTTCTTTGCTCTCAAGAGGTCAATCACTTCAGCGCTGATATGCTCCGGCACCATGAAGCCGCCTTTTGTATCTGTGCCGATACTTTGCGCCCTTGCTTCAGCCGATACCCTATGACCGGCAAGACCGGCAAAGTAATCGCGTGAACTGATTTCGTTACCATTACGCTGAATGTGATCTGCAAAGCGGTGTTCCTTGCCAAGTATCGGAACGGGTTTTCCGGTCTGCTGGTCTGTCCATGTTTCAATTGATCTGGTTGAAGTTTCGCCGGTTGTTTCGTTACTGACTTCATTAATTCCGTTAGTTGCAAAAGTTTTTTCTGAACGCATATCAAAAGCACATTGAATGTCATTCAAAAGGTTTGTGCAAACGTCGAAAGCATCGTTTTCAGCTTCAGAGAGATTGCGCTTTTCTTTGGTGGTTGTATCAATGATGCTACGTGCAAGCTTTTTCAGTTCGCTACGTTTGGCATGAAGTTCTTTTGCATCTTCATTACCATTAAGGCTAACAGCCAATGAATCAGCATCTATTAGCAAGGTTCTTTTGAAGCTCATAATCTGTTTTTCTGTCGATTTCTCTAACGCTGGAATGTAATTCATAGTTTTGTTCTCCTATTTTGTTTTTTGGGTTATTGCTAGGAAACGCAAAAAGCGGAAACCTAGCAGGGGATATTATCCACTATCGCTAAAGGTTTCCGCTCTGTACTATGCCAGAAGGTTGAACCATCCACCTGAAGCCGTTTTGCGCTCTATGTCGCAAAAACAACAACAAGGGGATTTGATAGATATGATAATATATGGAATATTGAATGTCAATAGCTAAATAAAAGAAATTTTAACCTCCTTTTATTAGTTGCTGAATCTCTGGAAGTGTTTCGACAACGTGAATGCAATTCACCCAGTCAAACCACAAGACGCTGCTTGCTCCATGTAAGTAATCTTTATATCCAAACGGAACACTGTTAATTTCATTTTGATTGAACTGATTTATTTCTTTAACGTAACGCATATTTATTAAAACAGGCTCTACGTTTTTGTTTTGAATAAAGTCACTAATCTTCATTGAAGGTTCTTTGTGAATTTTCGCATGTAAAAGAATAAGAGAATTCATATTAAACCTCCTTACTTGCTTTGCTTGCTACTACTTGACTAATCAGTTCTCTATTCTTTTTTTTAAAATCTATTATAGCTTGCACCATGACAGCTTTCTTAATGTCATTATTTAAATGAATATGTCTTGCTGTATCCTCTTTACCTGTCTTTTTATTTATGAATCTTTCAAAAGGCGGTTCGATTGAATATTCACCGTCATTGTTCTGAAACAACTTAAATCCATACATTCTAATACAATCGTCAAGCACTACAGCAAAGAACGCCTTTAGCTTCATATTTACCATTACATGCATTTCAGTGATTGATATTTTCATTTTGTAACTCCTTGATTAATTATTAAGTACTTAGCCGTGCTTGTGTTTTATCTTTTAATTGCTGTTTCGGCTTTCTGGAATCCGCCGGGAACTGTAGACGGGAAACGGGAACACCCTTATAGGTGTGTTTCCCGCTTCCCGCTTATACAGCCGGGAAAAGGGAGGGAAATTTCCCGTCATTTCCCGTTTCCCGCTGAAGTGTTATTGATATATTTCCAAGATTAATAATTGTGCTAATACGTTCTTGATGCTCTTCAGATACAACTATTGAATCAGTAGAAACTTGAACAAGAGCATCTTTTATGATTAATCCCTTGACTACGTTTTGAAATGCTTTTTTCAATGCTTCTTGTTTTACGTCTGATTCTTCAGATTTTCTTAAAGTGTAAAAATGCTCTCTCCAAACTTCTGTACTTCCGGCATACTTGTTGTTGATGATTTTATTTTCCTTTGCAGCAACTTCACAAAGCGCCCTTATTCCTATTGCTTCATGTCTTGTAAAGTTTGTTGATTTGCTACGTTCGGAACGTTCACCATATACAGGAACACAACTTGTAATTACTTCCCCGTCTTCATCAGCTCCGATTTCAACAGATACAAGTTTAAATTCCATCGGTGGCGGTGGTTCAGCGTCTTTTGTTTTGCTGAAGATAAGCTGTGACTTGTCACACATGATTTCAGTATCAAGCGCCGCTCTATATACCGTACTTCCCCGGCCTCTTGTTGTGTCGTGGCCTGTATGATGCACCATGATTGCCACGGCACCCAGACGGCTTCTCAGTGCGTCAACGGCGTTGATATAAGCGCCCATGTCCCGGCTGTCGTTTTCATTGCCGGGAATGTGCCGCGCCGTTGTATCAATGAAAATTGCAACAACTTCAACACCGGCCATTTCAGAAACGATCTGTTCAATGTTGCTGCCGTCCATCATGAGTGTATTTCTGGAAAGGTAGAAACCACGCATATCAGATAAGGCTAAGTTGTTTGCTATGCACCACGCTTTGATTCTGCGCTTGATACCGCCCCGGCCTTCACCGGCAAGATAGAGGATTGCACCCCGTTTCACTGTCCGGCCATTCCAAGACCTTCCAGACACAAAGCAACATCCAAAGTCAACAGCGACAAACGATTTGTATTGACCGGAAGGGCCTGTAATTGAAACGAGGCTGTGAACCTCAATCAAGTTACGAACCAGATATTCAACTTTGACGGTTTCGGTCAGGAAGTCAGAAGCCGATTCAAACAGGCTTACGAGGTTTGCTTGTGGCGCTGTTCCGGGGTTTGGTGCAGGGGTGAGTATGCCTTTTGCTTTCACGTGGTCAAATTGCCGCTGTTTCTGGCCTTCCGGGTCAATATCGGTTGCAGCTTGTGCCACGGCTTTTGAAAAATCACCATTGAACCAGTGAGCAACAAAAATATCAAAAGCGTCATGGCTGTGACCGTCGCAAAGAAGGCGGTCAGATTCATGAAACGTGTAAAACTTTCCGTTCTCGGTAACGTGTCCACCTGCTACGCCAGACGTTGAACCATTGAAAAGATATATACCGCTTGACTGTCTGGTATACTTGCCGCTTAATCTTAAAGCCTCTTCAGTTGTATATTTCGCGTTAAACTTGGCAATTACGCCGCCGTCAACATTGGAAATATCACGAACCATTACCGGCGCTTTGTTTGCTTGTTCCAGTTTTTCAGCTTGTTCTTGTTGAACTACTTGCAAAAGCGCCGCTGATAGATTTGATACGTCGAAACCTTCAGATAAGGGCGTATTCATAAAACCCCCCGTCAAAATTTGAAGGTGCGTAAAATCCTTGTGTCAGCTTAGTAGCTTCTCTACCTCCCTTGAATATCTTTGCTAATGATTTTTGCATTAAATGCCAATCGTCACAAGATAAGCTCCGGTTAGGTAGTATGACTACACGCCAGCGATAACCTTGCATTTCTCCTTTCTTCTCTCTCATTGCTGAAGCTGAAGAATAAATGACGGCATTCGTGATTTGATACGTTTTGCAAATGTCGATTACTTCAGCTAAAGGCTTGTTTCCTGAATCAAGATCAACCCAAAGCCATGTCATAAGATTATGTTGTTCAATTACTCTTTTGATTTTACCTCTTGAACTTGACGGATGAATCAAAGGCGCTTCAGTCTTTTGTACTTTTAGCGGATTGATTACTAAATTTTCCAGTTCTTCAAAAGTAAACGCTACGCCGTGCCGGTCAAACATGCTTTGATATTTCGTGGCGTAAAGCGCTTGTTTTTTCTGGTTGTTTTTGATAATCTCTTTCATAGGTTAGTTCCTGTTGTACAAGAAGATTTTGAAACCCCGTTCCGGTTGCCCCCGGTTCGAGGTTTCGCTTTTTTACTTTGCATAACACTTCGTCATGACTTCATCGACTTGTTCTGTAATTAAATCAGCGGCGCTATGAACTTCATTAAATACCCTTGCACAACTTTCAATTGAATCTGCATTTTCTATCACTTTCAGACGGCTAGAAATGGCGTTCAATTGAATAGTTGCATCCTTTACAAACTCACTAATTAGTTGATTTTTCATTTTGATTCTCCTTTTAGTTCCGGTCATTGCCGGTTAAGCTGATACAGCGGCGTTCTTTGCCTTTCTTCCTTTTCTTGCTCCTGGTGCAACAACTCTTGTGTTCTCTGCGGTGATAGTTTCGCGGGAATCCATCCAAGTTTGAAGCGCTGATAAGCGATAACCTACAGCGTTTTCACCTATTCGGATTCTTTGCGGGAAACGTCCGGCCTGTTCATCACGCCATATTGAGGCAAGGGAACGGCCTGTGATTGCCGATGCTTCAGCGGGTCTTACGATTCGATCTGTCATACAATTTCTCCTTTTCTTTGTGCTTCTTGATGCAAAATTGTGTGATTCGTTATGGACACCCTAACAGCCTTCAAATTCTGTAAATATTCCCCCCCATGAAAAAATTCAGGGGTAAACAAAAAAAAGGCGTATCCGGTATGGACACGCCTTTTAATCTCAATTTTATTGATTATTTATTTATCAACTGGTTTCATAGCTTCCTTAATAAATACTTGAAAACCTTTGCCGGATGCTTCAATAAGCTGGTTTGCACGGTTTAAATATGGTGTTATTTTTTCAGTGCTATGTTGTCGCTGTTTTGTTCCATATTCAGCATGAAAATTTCCTTGCTTGACGCTTACCGCTGCTTTGTTTCCCGTTTTCAAGTATTCAGTATATGTTTCAAGGCATCTGTTTATTTCTTTAAGTTTGACTGCAACAACCGGAAGCGGTCTTCCTGCTGCATTTTTAGCCCATAACAGGCTTGCCCAATGCCGCGCCTTATGATTCAAGGCTTTTTCTTGCAATTCCTTTATTTTTGCCTTTATATCTTCGTCCGTATCGCACTTATCAAACGTAAATAATATTTCAATTGGTGGCGTAAGAGTGCTAGTCCATGCCGCTTCGTCTTCCTCTTCTATGAAGACAGGTTTTTGATTTTCGTCAAGATATACGTTTTCAGCGGGTGAATAGTCGCGTTCATAATCACCACAAACCCGGAATTCATTATAAAGTTGACACATTAATTTATACGGGTGTTCGTCTGTAAGGTTCATGATTTGCCCCTTATGCCGCTTTCTGCTTGCGGCTGTCGATTGAAATTACATTACTTTCCTTGACCGTTATTATGCTGTTCAACTTACGTTCCCACGCTTCAAGAGCTTTCTGTTTTTCAAGGTCATACTTATGACGATTATATATTTTTACAACTCCGGTTTTCTTGTGGCCTAATACTGCGTCAATTGTTTCATCAGAAAAGCTAAGTTGTGCAAGCATAGTTGCCGCTGTACGCCTTAAATCGTGCGGGGTGAAGTGTTCCATTTCCATTTTCTTATCTTCTGCAACCTTAACCATGCTGATTGATTCGCCTTTGATTGCACGTCGCGGCTTGTAGTCCTTCAAGTTGCGCCGGATTGCGTAAGCAACGGCGTTATCATCAATATGAGTGTTGATAATTGTCACGCCGTCTTTTTCAGTTTGACCGTTCTTAGGGGAGGGGAAGAAATAGCCTTCAGACTCTCCAAGAAGTTCGAGCGCTGTCTTAGTAAGATAAACCCTGTGAGTTGTCTTATTCTTTGCCCGTTCTGCCGGTATAGTCCACCACAAGCCGTCAACCTCTTTTGCATGAATCCCGGCAACCTCTCCCGGCCTTTGCCCTGTAACGAGTATCAGTTTTAGGATTCTTTTTGTTTCGGCGCTCATACTTGCTTTTGGAAGTTCGGAAGTCCACAAGGCTTTAATTTCGTCTTCAGAAAGGGTTCTTTCACGGCTGGTAATCTGTACAGGTGCTTTGATATTTGCAAAGGGGGTCATGTCGATAATTTCATCATCAACAGCAAAATTGAACATCTTACGAGTGACTTTTAGTACGTTATTACAAAGCGCGGGGCGGTCTTGATAAGTTTCAAGCAATAACTTAACGTCACGCCGTCGAATGTCTTTCGCTTTCCGATCTCCCCAAAACGGAAGAACATTCACGTTCAATAATCGTTCATCTTCTTTCCAGCTAGATTCACGCTTGTTTACCTTTGCGTGACGGTTCATGTAATCTTCAGCAAGCTTTTTTACAGTAGGATTACAACGGTCTTCCTCTTCAGCTTTTACGGCTTCTCTCTTTTCCCTTTCGGGGTTCTTATGCCATTCAAAGCCGATCTCCTGCGGGTCTTTGCCATCCTTCAGCGCTTGCCTTACGTCTATAAGCCGTTCCCGTGCTTTGGCAAGGGTAACGTCAGGGTAGTCACCAAGATTCATTTGACGGCGTTTCCCGGCTATTGTGTACACGAAAATGAATATTCGAAGACCGGAAGGAAGAACACGGACACCATAACCGTCAGACTCCCTTACCTGATACATTTTGTCTTTCGGTTTTAGGTTTCTGATATATGGGTCTGTAAATTTCATGTAATCCCCCTTTGGTGGCTTTCAGCCTCATGGTTGTGAGGTTACAGTAAAACCGTGTAACCTCTGGTGTAACCTCTTGAACGCTTGCTGCATAAGAAATGCTATGAAATAATATGAGGGATAACATACCGGAAGTCAACAATAAAAAAGCCTTGTAGGTTACAAGGCTGAAAGGTCGTGAAAGCTGAAGAAGGGCTATTTTACTTATTCCCAAGCTGAAGGTCGCGGGTTCGAATCCCGTTTCCCGCTCCATAAAACATCAACTACCTTGAGTAGTTAAGGGCTAAAAGCCCCGGCTTTCGCAGGAACTTTCGCATGCGGCCGGGGCTTTTCTCTTTCCCGGTGTTTTGAAGTCCCTGCCAAAGTATCGAAGAACTGTCAGCTTATCCTGTTCAAGCCCTTCCGTATATTTACCATAGACCTCAAAAATCATTTGCTTGCTTGCGTGCCCCATCAAAGAAACGAGTCGGTTGGGATCGCAGCCAATTGTAAGCGTCCAGGCCGCGAAAGTATGTCTGGTGGTGTACGGGGAATTCCCGCTTCCCTCACACCCATGATGACATGTTCTTGCCATTGTTGCCGCCGAAGTTTGTAGCCTGGAAGACATTTGAACTCGAGCCGATGCTACTTCTCAAATTGCTCAAGTTTGGGCGCGTATTATTTAAGGATACCTACCAGACAGCAAGCATCGGACTCTTTCGATTTCGGATTCTGTAAGAAACTCCCTGTTTTCTCTTGAGCGGCGTTCAAGCTTTCTTTTCAATAACCCAACGAGGGCTTCAATGGCGTCAAAATTTGTCCTGTGATCAAGCTTTTTTTCACTGATTCGGCTTTTGGCTTCCTTATTTTGCCATCCATACCACTCGTCATTCGGGTTTTTAAATGCACTCTGAAACCAATCGAGGTCCCTCTTTAACTCTTTATGATGTCTAGTAGGCACAGCGTTGCAAATAATTTCCCAAGCCTGTAAATCTTCCCAAAACTTTATTTGTTGATTCAAGTTAAGTAATGGCTGCTTTGGAGGTATTGTTTGCGATTCAAGTTCTCCAGAGAAAAAATTGCTAACAACTCTCATGACGTCGCTTTTGACATCCTCCATCTTGCCTTTAGATCTCCCACCAAGATCAGCAGTTTTAGCTTTTTTAAGCCATGATATGAAACCATTCCAATCCCCCTTCAATTGCTCAGCAATAGAAGGGATCCAGCGCTCAGCGTCAGGCACTAGCTGTTGAATTTTCTCTATCAGCTCCAACGAAGCTTCACCATCCGGAGTTATCATACTGACAGTTGGCAGATTCGTCTTACTAACTTTTTCTTCAAGCTCACTTAAAGGAATACCGTGAACAATGCTGTGAACGTAATTGTGCATCTTTTTCATATAGGAAGGCTCGCCGCGTAGAGCTGGCAAATTGTAAGCCGTTTTCGGGATTTTAGAGAAACCAAACATCGCTCCCCAAAGTGCAAAGGCAATCCGAAAGTCACCGATTCCTTGATCTACTAAATAAGTTTCGAGCTTGTCAAGGTCATCCCCTTTCTGCACGAATGCGGCGAAGGATTTTAATGCAAAACTGCTCGAAGAATTAAATTCAAATGGGCTTCCGCTCTTAATATTATTCAGCAGGTCATTTATGTATTCCTGGTTTTCACTATTTTCCCATTCACTCCCCATAAGATTCTTGATTGCCTTAGCGCCTTCAAACGCCACGTTGAATCTGTCTTCGTCAAGTTGCCCGACAAATTCAGTTGTGATGCAGTACATGTTAAAAAAACGTCTCAATAGCAATGTGGATTTGGGGTCGCTTTCATTGCCGTCAATTAAAGCACCAATTTGCCCCCGGTCGTTGACAATTTTGTCGCCGTGTTCATGATCAAATCGCCTATTACCAACCCCCTCCTTCGTCCAGAATTTATCAAGTGCTAAACAGGATTCAAGAGCAAGGCGAGGTGCATCAGAATTCCTTCTGGATGGATCATTGAGCATCGCGGAAATGTCGTTACGCTGTTCTTTTAATACAGATCTGTATCTAGCAGCCTTTTCGTCAATAGATTTGTAAGCACCGAGAATGTAACCAGTGGCGAATCCCTTCAAACGGTTGATGCGCTCGTCGTTTTCGCAATTTTTTAGTGCAGCCTCTCTTGAACCATCGCTTACGTTATTGAGAATATCCAGAGACCATCTGAATGAATCAAGTTGCGTAAAATTGGCAACCAACATTCGCGACTGATAAAGGTCTATAAATTTTGTAGTAAGGCTCGGCTCGGCCTTTATCAAAGCGATTTTATTTGCTTCAGGAGAATCAAAAATAAATTCAGTCGATGCAGGGTCAAGGTAGATTGTCTTGTCATAGGCTTGGACATCACGGATATTTTGGATACCCTCAAAAATCCGATCAGCCCGGATTCGTAGAACAAGGGGGTGATTATCACGCTCGGCGTCAACAATAGAAAAAATAGGATAACGGTCATAGAGCAACAGAGTATTCTGATATGGATTCGGCGGGACAACTTCAAATTTGTTGTAACCGAACCGCCGCGTGGAATAAACGGTAGCTGGCGAAATCGAGCCGGTTGATAAGATATTATTGAAATTCAATGTAGTAGTCGGTATGTATAAATATTTCATGGCATATCCTAAAATTAGAGTTCGATTCTGTCTTCCTCTAGTGTGGTCGAATAGAGGTCCTTTGGAATTGAATCAAAAAAACGAGTCAGTTTGTTTGAATACATTACAAAGAGATATCGGTAGCTGCGAGTAATCGCTACATACAATGACGTGGTATTCATGGTCTTATCAAGTTTTTCGAACTCGGCCTCACACTGAGGCAGAAATACCGCTTCGAACTGAAGACCTTTTGCACTGTGGTAAGTCATGAGCTTAGGATTGTCACTGTCGAAGTCAAGATCAAATACGGAATCTTTGATCTTCGCTTCAATTGCATACCCCTTTTTACTCAAATAGTCGTAAGCCTTCTGGACCCTAACGTTGTCGTTAAACAGTATAGCTGCGTCGGTAATCTGTCTGTTTTTTATCTGCTGCATTATGACATCGAGTTGTGCTTCGAAGGTGGCGTATCGAAGGATTCGGGGTATATCTTCTCCCTCTTTCCTGCACCGAGGGACCAAGTCCTCGTCTCCGCTCACTTTGGCTGCAAATCGAGCAATTATTTTTGGCAGACGGTGATTAAAAACAAGAGTTTCTGGCTCAATACCAGATTCTGAGGCAATCGAGAGGATATCCTGCGTATTTCTAAATCCACGGTAAAGCGACTGAGCGCTATCTCCCCATAAGAAAAAAGCCTTATTGGCTGCCTGCTTGAATTGAGATATATCTTCATGTTCGAAGTCCTGCACTTCGTCAACGATAATAAAGTCGGCAGACGGGCACCCTTGATTACACCATTCGTGATGATATGTGAAATTTCTGTCGTTAAGTCCGATAGTTTTTATGCCATTCGACATAAATTGATGCAATGCCTTGGTATATACAATGAACTTATACGAATAACCTGCATCTTGAATTTGTTTTGCTTTCCAGAGCGCCAGAATAGATTTACCGCTACCAGCACATCCTGAGACGACCATTGAACGATCTATTCTCTTTTGGAGTAATTGAATCTGGAAATCATCAAGTTCGTCCTCATTCACAAAAAAATTTTGTTTTGGCATATCAGGTTGCCCCCCTTTGGAAGTAAATATTATTTATTTAGACAGTTGCTCACCCTCGCCCCAGTAGAGCCTATTTATAGTTTCGGTTTTATAGTGAATAACTTTCTTGCGAAGAAATAATTCAAAGGCTCCGTGTACCTGAGGAATAAGAGATTTTACTTTCGCAATATCAACGATAATCAGATATTCATGGGTTGCAATAATATTCGGAGGAATTTCCTCATGTTTTGTGTCAAAAGTAGATATTAAAATATATGGCAAGTTATCGCTACCAAGTACAGATGAACAAATCGTCTGTACATGCCTCACAAGGCTGGCTTTATCTCTATCATCAATTACAGTGGCCTTCTTTCGTACACCCCATTGACACTCCGCCTCGAAAAGGTTGGCCACACTAGCAGGCTTTTGCTCTCTCAGCTTTTCGAGGCAAGAACCATCATCAGGATAAATAAACTTTTTATATTTTTTCTCAAACGCCTTGTTACACTTATCAAACACGCCATGAACAGGGAGTAGTAAACCCTGGCGGTCAATTTCGCCGGTAGCAATAAACAACGGAATGGGCTTGCAATTCGCTAATGACAGGAAAGAGAGATAGGAAGGTAATCCGAGCGAACGATCATAAGTCGGTTTTTTGGGGTTAATAAATGGCCAGAAAAAGAAACGGCATTCGGGATGAGATTTTTGTGCAAGTTCTTTAGCAATTGTTACGGCCTCTAGCGCATCGGCATTCATTACTTCGGAAACCCATGAAGGAAAGAGTTGAAGCATGTCTGCCTTAGTGCTGGCTACCAAAGCGTAGTAAATAGTGTTATTTGTATTAATTTCGTACTCGTCTAACACTGGGAATGCGGCCCGATCCCATCTCCACATTTTCAGTTCTTCCACTGACAAGCTGCAGCCGATTATTTCTGAAACATCCACATGCCTCTGAATCCAATCTATAAATGAATCCGGAGCTTTTCTGGGGTTAAGTAGGTAACTCCCTAGGCATGCAGAAAAGAATTGGCGCTGTATCAGTTCTGTAGGCAATTGTCTCAAGATGCTATCAGCCAGTTTCATGAACCTTCCGTGGTCATCCCCCCAAATGGCAGTATGCGGGCGAAGAAATAAATTGGCCTGTTTATCTATCAAACCGCACTGTATGCCATGTAGTATTTGTCGCAGTTCCCAGTTGAATTCGATCATGGTCTTACCAGAATTAGTCTGAGATTCTCGATAGAGCATCCTTCTCTGGGCACTGATTTGAATACGATATGAAAATATGGCGAATCTTTTTCAATAAAATTCTGATCTTCGCAGACAACCTTGCCATCAATATTTAATGAAGCCACTAGGAATAACTCTTCGTTCAGAACTTGATTCAGTTTGCCTGCAACGTAGTAGTCGCCATCCTCCCAATTGATCTCCATCAGGGTTGCCCCAACGGTCCTTATGGTGATTGCGCCATCACTCTGCTTGATGATGACATTAACTGGCAATGATAGGCTTTTTGCTGCAACTAATGGCATAATAGCATCGGGGTCACGAGTGTCGGCCAGCAGATCAAGGAGGGAATTGGCATATTCCGGAAGTTTAAATTTCGAGAGCTTATCGTATGCATCCGC